ATCTCGATCAACTTCCACAGGTCCGATGCCGTCATTATCGGGTTGGCTTCCTCCTGTAGAATGTAGTTAATGCGTCGGCCCAGTCCGCGCATATCCGGCATAAAGTTACCCTTCAGATAGTCCTTCTTTCGATATTGCACCGGCATCACGCTCATGGTGTCCGCTCTCAGGTTGATGGCGCGATAAACCGCGCCCACCAGCAGCGCCTGTTGTGGCCCACGCACATAGGCGATGCGCTCCTGATAGTCACCACCCTGCACCTTCGGCTCTTGCTCGTTGGTGCTCGATGGCACGCCGGGGCCACCTGTCGGTGGTGTCACCTCGCGCTGCTTGCGGCCGAAGCCGAAAATATTACTACCAAACAATTCCATAATTATTTCGTCTTTTTACTATTCCGTGGTTTTCGTGTCTTGGGTTTACTAAGGCGTGCGGGCTTCTCAGGCTGTGGTGTGCCCTGAGCCTCGTCGAATGTTGGCGGGGCGATTGGCTCTGGTTCCGGCAGAGGCTCGCCGCGCAGGATGGCCTCCTTCTCGGGCGTGCGCTCGTTGATGGCAAAGAATCGCTCCTCCTGGTGCGAGATGATCTGGGCCGTGCGCTTCTCCAGCGAGTGGTAGCCGCGCGATAGTTTCACGTGCATCCACTCCTCGGCCGTCTTGGTGAAGTAGTGGTCAATCCACATCACGCTGTGGTCGATGGGCGCAAAGGCACCCTGATGCACCTCCTCGCCGCTGGGGTTGATACACTTCATGCGTGGCGTGTCGGCGCAGTGCGGATTGTGCGTCGGGGTGAACTTCACCTCGTCCAGTCCGCCGCGCAGCATGCACTTCACGTGGCTGTTCTCAGGCTTGTCGGCATACTTCACCATCTTGTCCAGAGGCATCATCGGCTGGGTGAATCGCTCGGCCATCGGGCGGTCGTCGTATCGTGTCAGCCCGTTGTCCGTCATTATGCGCCAGTTTATCAGCAGCTGGTCGCCATCCTTGTATCGTGCCAGCGCCTCGGGCAGCTTCTCGCCGTTCTTGATACGCAGCAGCTCGTCGAAGTCGAAGAAACCAATCCACGCATACTCGTGGCCGTGCATCAGGTAGCAGTGGTCGTAGCATCGCATCTGCATGTCGGCGCGATCGCCCACGTCGGTCAGCTCCACCACGCCGCGCTCCACGTAGTCCTTCAGCACGTCCTTCAGCTGCTCCTCGTCGCTCTGGTGGTTGTCGTAGATGTAGAGCTTCTTGGCACCCAGCGCCAGATAGTGCTCCACAAACTCGCGGGCGTAGCGGTTCTCCTGGCGACCGATGGCACAGATGGCCACGTCGGTGATGCCCTGCATCGCTGGTGTCGGTCGCCACAGCTTGCGGTTCTTCTCCAACCAGGCTATGTGGCCCTTCAGATCGTTCTTCTCCCAGCTGCCGCGCTGATAGTGCTCCATCAGTGGGCGGATGTCTATGCGCAGTCCGCGTGCGCCGTTGCGGTGGCTCTTGATGTCTTCGAGGAACGATGCACCGGTGTCGTACCAGTTCCGGCGGTCGGTCACGTCCCCCGAGTGTATCATCCACGAGCGCTCGGGGTCCCAGTATTCGATGCCGCACTTGCGACACATCGGCACGTTGATATAGCAAAGCATCGGCACCATGCGGTCGATGCCCGCACGATTGCGAGCCTTCTCAGCCGTCTGCACGTGGCCCACGGCGCAGTAGTGGTCGTTGAACATAAAGTCCACGCTCTTCTTCAGCAGGATGTCTGAATCCATCAGCAGAAAGCCGTCGGGCAGCAGGTCCCACAGCTTCTGGATGCTCATCATGTGTTTGTCGCTGCCCCAGCCGTTGTACTTGCCGTACACGTATCGGTTGGGGTACTTCTTCATTTCAGCCTCGATGTCTATCACCTGGCCGCGCGTGTTGTCGATAACCCTCACACCCTTCATTCTCTTGCAGAATGGTCGCTCGTTCGAGTTGTCGAAAATGGTCACCTCATAATCCTCGCCGCCATGCTTTCGCAGGCTCAGGATGGCCGCCTCGGTCAGTTCGGGCGTGTTGTAGTGCACGATTGCTACTTGTTTCTTCTTCATGTTCTTCTGGGTTTTTATAGTTCACTTGATGATGGACTCGGGGCCGGTGCACCCTGCACCACCTCCTGCGCCAGTATTTCTATCTCGTTGCGCTGATACTCGCCATCCAGCGACAGCACCTGATATGTTTTGCCCTCGCAAACAAGCAGCGAGTCGCGCTGCACGATGGTGTTGTAGTTCATGCGGAACAGCACCTTGTCGTAAGCATCCAGTGCCCCCTCGTGCAGAGCCTTGGCGCCGTGTTTCCAAGTCTTAGCCGCCCACACCGTCTTCACGTCCTGATACGATGTGGTCTCGCCAAATCCGGTGCCTCCGACCTTGTTCCTGATCGTCACCCGGCAATGTCTAAATCCTGATTGATATGCCATATTTCTGTCGTTTATTACCGCCCAGAAATATGTTTTGGGTTTACTTGGTTTATGGGCAAAAAAAAGAGGGCCGCAGCCCTCTTGTGGTGGTTAATTTTCCTCGTCGTAGCAAATATATCTGTTGAATGCTTTCTCACTTGAATGCCCTGTTGCTCGCAGAATCTTGTTGCGTGGAATGTTCCGCAGCGTGTTGATGGTGGCAAATGAACGGCGGGCGCTGTGCGAGGATATAAGCTGGTATCTCAGTTTTGTCTCGCGTGTGATGATGCCGTTGATCTTATTGTCTATGTGAACTTCGTCCATGAAGTCCTCGCCGATGTGGTGTAACAACTCATGCAGATACGTGTTGTAGTTGTTGATGTCGCCCGTATATGGCGCATGGTAGCCGTATTTCTCCAGTATGGCAAAGGTGATACGGCTGTCGATGCTCAGCGAGTTGATAGGCACGAAACACTTGTTGCCCGTCTTCTGCTGGACTATCGAGAACTGACCGTTGCGGAAGTTCTCAGGACTGATGCGCACCAGGTCGGAATACCTTTGACCGAGGTTGCAGCCAAGCACGAACATATCCCGCACACGTTCCAGTGTCTCTATCTTGTTCTTGCGAAGTTTCAGCACCTTCTTCGAGCGGAAGCTATATGTCGGCTCCTGACCAATCTTGAAGTGATAGATGTGGCTGATTTCGTCTGGCGTGAGTGAAATCTTGCTGGGGATATAGTTCGGGATGTCCACCTCTGAGTAACTCGGATTCAGTTTCACCCCGTACTTCGACGACCAGTTCAGCACAGCTATCAAGTTCGCCTTAACATGTCCTATGGCGGAATACTTCAGTCCCTGGTCTGCAAGGAACGGCACAAAGTGATTCCAGAACACGCTACTGATCATGGCGGGCATGATGGTGCAACCGAACTGCCGCTCGATGTCCTCCAGTTTGTTGACCAACATACGGTAGTTCTGTTTAATCTTCGGGTGTGAGCGTGACTTGATTTCGCACATTTTCGTGATGCACTCAATGAGTGTACACTTGCTCAGGTCGAGCGAGAACATATCGCTCATACTCGAAGTCAGGTACTCGCGGAAGCCTGCGCCCGCATTGCTCTGATAAAATCCTTGTGTCATCATATCTGTATCTGCAATAAATATGGGGCAGCGTTGCGCGTTGCTATGGCCATTCATGCGAAGCCACCGGGGCCTTTCGGCTCCCCGACGCTGCTGCCCCAATGGGGTTAGTTCGATAAATTTGGCAGATACAACAAATGCCACCTATGATGGCGGCATCGACGTACCGCATGAATGTTTAAGCGGTGCAAATATAAGCATTAATCATGAAACCTCCAAGCAATTTCCAAAATTTAACATAAAACATAAGGGACGCAGGCTTAAAATCCCACGTCCCTTATGTATTGAGTTATTTACATAACTATATTAAATATACTCGGCTATCATTTTAGCAAGCAGTTTATATCCATTTTCATTTGGGTGGGTGTTGTCTGCCATAACTCCCCATTGATAGTTTTGTAAATCAACATTATATGGAGTTAAGGCAAACGTCTTTTCCAAGTCTATATACTGAATAGAGTTATATTCACAAAAATCACGAATTGCTTGGAATTTAGCTGTACGTTCCCAAGTTGTATGTCCTATTGCAGTAGTCATTTTAATAGGCACACCAAATAATAACCTTACATTAGGATTACAATCGAATATTTTCTTGGTTACACGCCAAAGGTCAGCATACCAAGTGGGATAGCCAATCACCTCGAATGTAGCACCACCTAAAACAACAGAATCACCTATCGTAGTACTCATAGATGTTATATCTGAAGTTGTTATGCTGCCAGTATTACCAGCAGACGTACATTTATATATAACACTAAAATTGTAAATTGGTGATGGGTGCCATCCATATTGCTCACGGGGGCCTCCTAATACATAATCATTAACAGAATACTCAGTATTTGCTTTTACGTCATCAGGAGTTGGTAAGTCTGTGATAGTACCAATACTAAAATGTGCATTTTGGTTGGTTCCACCCATTATAATCACAATATCCTTATCAGCCATATTTGCAGGAGTACATTCATCTGCCATAGTTCTGAGAATAGCACCTGAATGTGCTATTTTTACAGACCCATCTTTATTGCCTAACATTTCAAAAAGGTAATCAGGCCAACCGACATAATTATTCATGTGTCCCTCGGTTATACTATCACCAAGAGCACATATATTCAAATTACGAAAATATAAATCTTTGCCAGTTAGCAATTCCTTACCGCTTGTAAAAAGATGAACATAATAATCAGCATCATAGTAAGATGAAGAACGGAAATATTTTGCATTAGCATATATTTCGTCTTGTAAATCTATCGTTCCAATTCTTTCCGCAAGGGTTCCATTAGCGGGTATACTTATAGATGTTAACGGTTGCTTGCTTGAATCAAAGAAAATAATTACATATGCAGAGTTTCCAAGAGTTAATTTGTAATCTATCTTAATTGCATCTTCGGTTATTTCAATAAAGTCAGTAAGGGGGAATGCAGTTGACCCCTCGTCTGTGATAGATGTCGCATCTCCTTGGTAATATCCGCCGTATGGGAAATCACAATTAATCTGATTTAATTCTATTTCATCACGAATTTCTTCAACCTCGTTTTGTAAAACCTTGCCTTGTTTAGCTGACAAAGGTTTATTCGTTAAATCAGAGGTAAGATTGTTCACTATATCTCTTTCTGTTAAGTTATGTAAGTCTTTAGGAAAAACTCTCAGATAATAATCGGGATTTTCGGTTACATAATTACTTGCTCTAACATACTTTGCATTAGCATATTTAGATTCTGTTAGGTCAACAATGTCTTCTTTTGTCTGAGCGTAGCCGGTGGTTGTGTATATACACAAATCAACAAGTGGGTCTTTGTTTGCATCAAAAAATGTTAGGATATAGGAGCTATAGCCTAATCGCAGCTTATAACTTAGAAGAACACAATTACTAATATCAATAAAGTCAGTTAGTGGTATTGTACTACTGCCAGCATCCTTAATTACGGAGGCATCTCCCTTGTAATAACCTCCAAATGGAAAATCTGCATAATAATTTCCATTTGAAAACTCATTGATTCTTTCAAAAATGCCCCCACTTTGGACTAAATTCTTACTATTTTTCATTGGCTTAGTATCTTCACCTTGCCAATTTGCTACATTAGTAAAGTCGGCAACAGCAGTTGAACTACTCATGTATCTCCACTGTACATACTTATTGTCAGAACTACATACAAATTTCATGCTCATACCACCCTTCTTGTAGGCAGAAGGTAATGCGTTCAGGGCGGTGAGGGCGGCGCTGAGATCGGCGTAGGTGGCCAGGGTGCCGCCCACGGCGTTGTAGGCCGAAAGGTCGAAGGAGGGGCCGTTCTGGATGATGGCGTTGAGCACGCCGCCGCTCTTTACCAGGTTGGCGGAGCCTTGGGTGGGCTCGTCGTCGATGGCTATCACCTGATCCACGCTCCATGTGCTACCATTGTACTTCAGAATGTTTATGCCGGATGTAACCACGGCACTGCCAAAGTTTGTATATGTGCCAGCTTGCACGGCGATGTAAAACTCCTCACCGAGTGGTGTGCCCGGGTTGGTGGTTGTAGTGGCTATGCCCTTGTATGTGGCGCCGCCGCCTACCTTTGTGTCGATTACTTGATTACTCCAACCCGATCCCGTATATTTAAACACACAAATACGACCAACGGGCACTGTGATGCTGCTGCCGAAGTTGGTGTATGTGCCGGGGCCGCCGATGTAGGCCACGCGCTCGGTGGGTGTGCCGGGTACGGTTGACGGGGTGGCTTCGCCGAGGAATATGTAACCTGCATCTCTCAGTTCGTCGCCAGTGTCGAGGATGCTTTGAACTCTCGATCCTTCGTAAGTTAAATCATAATTTGCCATAATTATTGCTCATTTTTAAAGTTTATACAAGATTTATAAGGTCCTCCATTACGCGCAGCTGGTCGCCGTTGCGGTCGAGGAGGTTCTTCTCGTTGCTGTCGCGGAGGTTGACCATTACTCGCTCCAGTCCGCCGCAGCCGGTGAAGGCGAATGTGCCGTTGGCCAGACTGCCCACTTGGGCGGTCACGTCGGCGTTGGTGCAGATTGCGTAACCGGTGAGTCGGTCGAATCCGAGACGCTTCAGCTCGTCGACCGATCCGAAGGTGAGCCGCACGCGATTGCCCACATTCATCAGGTGACCACCTACGGATGTAACCAGTCTGCCGATGCGCACGCTCCACTTTATGCGGCCCGCGATGAAGTCGCGATATACTCCAGAGTCGGGCGACGCGATTTCTATAAGCTCGCACTCCATGTGTATCTCGCACGTCTTGGCGCCCGCGATGGCCACGCCGTTCTGATAGACTAATATATTTCTGCCGTGGAGTATCATAGCTTCATGTAGGGTTTAGTCATAAAGTCGAAACTATAAAGCACGTAGTACATCTGCTGTGCGTCGGCTGGGCTGCGGTGCTGATAGCTGGCGTCCACCAGTTCGAGTGTGGCGTGCATGATGGGGTCGGGCACCTTACCGTATTCTTCGGTCAGACTTGCCACCATCTCCGTGGCATCTTTGCCTCGGTTCAGCACTTGGGCCATAGCGTTCTCGGCGCTGCTGCCGTAGAGCTCCAGCAGATCGTCCTCGCAGTCGAAATCAATGCGCGAGTGTTTCTTGATGTATTCAAGGGTCAAGTATTCCATATACCATTATGTTTTTTCTTATCGGCCGATTAAGCGTCGGGGGTTTACCCATGCCAGGGGTGGCCTCGTGGGGTGGCCTGGGGTGGCCTCGCGTATGGGCACAAAAAAAAAGGGAGCCCGCTGGCTCCCCGAAAAAACTAAAAAATACCTTAATTACTAAAAACCTAAATTACTACTATTAACCTAAAACTAATAAACTATAAATATTATGAAAACTGTCTATTCTGCGAAAC